CCGCCGGCACTCTCGTCTGCTCCGGAAGAGCTGGTCTTGTCCACGCCGGAGAGCAGGTCAATTGCGCTGTAGAAACGGGTCTGCGGCACACGAATGGTCTTCGCAAAGCCCGCCAGCATTGCCTTGGACTTGTAGGTGTCCAGCGCCTGAATTGCTTCGTACATGGTGGGTGTGATGTACAGGATTCTGCTCTCCTGCGGCACCTCTGCCTCATCCATAGCGATATTCGCAGCGGTAATTGCAGCACACACGCCTGCGCCGTCTGCAAGGTCCTCGCTCTTGTTGGTACCCGCTGCCTTGGCGTAGGATGCAAAACGCCAGGCGTCCATTTCCGGTACGACCTTGGTTCGGATAAATTCCGATGCAAGTTTGCCGAAGGACAGCGCCGCAGTTTCCTCGTTGTCCATCGCATCCACGCTGAACCGTCTGCCACGGTCGTAGTTAAATGTCTTCTCGACCCACTCCAGGTCTACATCGCCGGAAACATAGCCGTCCTTGCGGCTGTAGTCGCCCAGACCGTCCATGCTCATCTTCGGGATCAGAATCGTCCGTGCATTGCTGCCCTGGCGCACAGTGCTGGAATCCGATTCCAGATCAGCGGTCAGTGTCGCACTCTTGTACACTTCGTCCAGCAGTGCGATATACTTTTTGATCAGTGTGAGATTGTTTGCCATATCTTACTCCTTTCTCACTTCAAGCCCATGACACGACGGACCATTTCGTCCGTTACGTCCTTGTTTGTGCTGCCGGGTGTGGCATCCACAAACACCGGCGATTTCTCGTCTTCTGTAGAAAATGCGTCCGGGCAGCTTTCTTTCAGCGCCTTTACCACATCTTCGCCGCCGAGCAGTGTGTCGCCGTCAAATTTCAGCTGCTTGCTTTCGATCTGGCGTTTCAGATAGTCCGCATAGATCGGATTCCGGCAGCCCTGCTGCGCCACAAACTTGTCCAGCTTGGCGCTGTACTCCATCTGCTGCATCTGATTCTGTGCGGCCTCGTACTTCTTCTGCCAGTCGGCAGCGGACTGCTTGATGCCGTCAATATCCATTTCGGTGTACGACTGGATCTTGCTGTTCGCATCGTTCAGCTGCCCTGTGACAGCATCCAACTTTGCCTGCAGTGCGTTGTAGTCCTCTTCGCTGTAGGTCTTTGCCTGCGGCTCCGGCGTCTGCTCCTGCTGCTGTGTCGGCTCGTTTTTGGTTTCATCTTCCATGTTCTTTCATTCCTTTCGTGATTTGGGTATAAAAATAGCACCTGATTGCTCAGCTGCTGATTTCACAAATAAGAACGCCGTACCCGCTGGCTGAATTGTTCTTGTTTTCCGCCCTCCGCCAGTTTATGCCCGTGGTCGGGGCATGAAAAAAGCACCTCAGTCGAGATGCTTCTCATAAGCTTTCAGAAACAGTTTCAAAATAAGGTCAAACGCTCCGAATCCAATGCCGATCCACGAAAGCACAAAGCACACTGTGGGAACGGCAAAACTTCCGTTCAAGGCATAGAGGAGGACTAACAAAACAATCATTGTAAGCATAGCTGCTCCTTTCTGGCATGAAAAAAGCACCTCGTTTGAGATGCTTTCTATCATATTTGGTTTTACTTCTCAAAATGTGTGGTGTTTTGAGACGTCTTTTCAGTTAATGTGCAAACGGGCAATCTTTTAATGCCTCTTTTTGCTGAATTGCGATTTCTTTCAGCCTTTTTCGAATTGTTTCTTTTTCTTTTTCATTTGTGGAAGAAAGCAACTTATTTCTCAATTCGACTTGTTCGCTTGTCGGTTGTAACATCATAAAGCATCACTCCAATAGTGCTAAAATTGCGTCGGCAACAGCGTTTTTCTTTCTTACAGAAAAACACTCTGCTATAATTTCAGTAAACTTTCCAGATAATTCACCGTCTGACGCATATCCGCTTACGAAACACAAAAGATAATCCGGATTGCCTTGCTTTTCGATATAATCGAAAATTCGGCGGTCAATCTTTTTCTTACTTTCATTATAACCGATATTTTCGGAAATTGCAAGCCTTTTGATGCAATCTTCGTAAAATTTATGTCCGAGTTCGTGCAAAATCGGTGCATATTCTGTATTATTTGCAAACTGTCCCGGTATAAGATTTACATATTTCAGAATCTTCTCAGAAGAATCATAGATGCTGTTCATGTACATAGTGTCGGTGATTTTGTCATACCCAGCAATTGCGTTTGGATTCAAACGGTACTTCTGAAAATCAACTACTGCGACTTTTGGAATCTGGAAATCTTTCGGCAACTCCGGTTGAATAGCTGACAACGTTTTTTCTGTAAGCCGCACCGCTTTGTTCTTACGGTCTGCATCGGCATCTGCATACATCTGATACCGACTATTTGCAACTTTTTTGACACTCATATGCACATTTCCGGAAGTCAGTGTTGTTTGATCGGAATACTTTGGCGTAAAACGTGACATATAATCCGTAGTAATTTTCTCCGGCGAATACGTCTTTCCCGTACCGCCGTTGTCCTTTGACGTAAGTGGTGTAATTTCCACAGCGTGTCCAGCCGCCTCAGCTGACAGTGTGCCTGTTTGCTGATTCTGCCGTTTCGCTGCATGGACAGCTTTCTGAGCCGCACTCCGTCCAAATCCGTCCACCTGTTCCCGGAATGTATCTCTCCGCTGTCCGGTCTGGCTGCAAAACGTTTTCAGCTGCTTTTCGGATTCTTTCAGCTTTGCTGCATTTGCCGCATAGTCCGCCTGCAGCACTGCTTTTGTTTCTTCGTCCGGTGCATTTTCCACCGCCGCCTGCGATGCCAGTGTCCGCCGCTTTAGCGCCCGTACATTCCGTTCGCCCTGCCGCTGCACCTGGCTGATCTCGTATTTTGTGTACTTTTTGCCGTTGTATGAGATGTTTTTCTCATTCAGCTTTTTGATCTGTTCCAGCGTGTAATTTGGTTTGGAGATGCCTTTGTAGTATGCGTGCCAGTCGTGGCGGCAGTTCCAGCCCTTGAATCCTTCGCCGGAACCATAGCCGATCTCATGCAGGGTATACACGTGCAGCCCGTCAATGGTTTCTCCGGCGTCTTCGCCGGTCAGCGTGACAAGCTGCCCCTGCCACCTTGCGTGTTCCGGTCTGGCACCGCTGTGTGCGGTCAGTTCCATCAGATGGCAGCCTGTTTCCTCTGCGTAGGTCTTGGACACCGCAGCAGACGTCTGCCCTACGCCGGTCAGCGTACAGCGCCGCACTGCTACGTCGATGCGATCACGGTGTCCGGTGGGATAGGTGACGTATGCGCCGGTGTCTGCCAGGCTGCGAACAGCCGTGCGGATCGCCTCCTGATAGGAAAACGCACCGGAGGACACCTGCGTATAGGAACGATCACAGGCATCATAAAACGCCTGCTGTGTGGTGCTTGCTGTGGTGCCGACCAGATTCCGCAGTGTCTTCTGCGTTTTGCGGTAGCCAGCTTCCAACACACGCCGCATGGGGCTGCTTTGCCGGATGTTGACCGGCAGCTGCTCTGCGGTTTCGTGGATATCATTCTCAATACTGACGGTTTCCACGCCCGCATCTTCGAACAACGCTTTTACCGCCGCAGAGCAGGCATCTGTCCGGGCAGTGATGATCTGCACAATGTCCGTATACAGCAAGCCAGCCTGCTGCATGATCTCCGCCTGGTACTTTGTTGTGTCAGACACCTTGCCCATGCGCATCATGCGCCGTATCATCGCAGTGATGATGTCATCTTCCAGCTGCTGATACAGTGCCACAACACGGTCCGCATTCGGTTCGTAGTTCCGCATCAGAACCCACCACCGCCGAACAAGCCGCCGCCATCCGTCTGCTCCGGTATGTATTCCGCAGCATCCTCCACAGTGCAGCCCATAGCGTAGGAGATCAGATATTCCGGTTTCAGCAGCTTGGCGCTGCACATCTGCATCCGCCGCTGGAATTCCTTGTCGGTATCCTCCAGAACACTGTCACCCCAGTTGCACGCCAGCGTACACGCTCCCTGCGGCGCCAGATGGTACAGCGTCGCATACACATCCATAGCGCTTACCAGCTGCCGCAGCGCATATTCCAACGATTTCTGCATCGCAGAGACGTGTACATAGCTGCGCTGCTTGGAGGTGCGTATCTCTTCGGCAGTTTTTTCCACGTCCTGCGGCTCTGAGATCGTCCCGTATGCCAGACCGACGTTGAATTCAATCCGCTGTAAGATGTGGTTCAGTCCGTTGAACAATGACGTGTCCCGGATCGCCGGAGCGTACACCTGCATCATTTTGGTGATGTCGGCATTTTCCCCGAAGTCATATTTCCGGAACAACCGCTTTTTGCCTTTGGGGAGCGTCAGCCGTTTCTCTGTCTTTTTGTCCGCAGCAGAAAAGTCAAAGAGATCTATTGACGCATCGACCGCCATTTCTGACGCATCATATTCCCATGTGATTTTTCGCCACTGCTCGTCTGCCTGCCGGATCAGATCCACCGCATTGGCATATACAGACACGCCGACTGCGGAATCCATATCCACACGGTTAGACGCCGGAATACGAAATACCGCAAACAACGGAGCAGGCACATTTGCAATTTCCTGATGCGGCTGCAGCTGTTCCCATCCCTCTACCTCTGACAAGTCGCAGGCTGCGCCCAGGGAATCCACGCCCAGCGACCGGTACGCCTGGTTTTCCACGGTATAGCGCTTTGCCGCTGCGTCCCAGCTGTGGAATTCCAGCCGTGTATAGTACGCTTTCCCGACCGTTTTGCGTGCCAGAAATACCGCAGCGGTCACATTGCCGTTAACGTCAAATGCAGTTGGAACATACCGGTCTGCACGAATCATATCCACCAGGATTTCCCCGCCGGATACATAAGGCTTGAACGCCATGCTGCCCAGAGCGCACGCTACCTCTGCTTTTTCGGAGAACTTTGCAAGAAAATCATCCATCTGCTCCCCGAGGAACACAGCCCTGGCGTTGCTTTCTTCCGTGTGTATGTCGGACTCTGCCAGCATCAGCCGTGAGAACTCCGATGCGATCCCCGCCGGCAGCCCCAACGCCCCGCAGTCATCGCCCATCTCATAGATCAGCCGCCATGTTTCCAGTGCGGTCTGCATACGGGAAGATACCGGCTGTTCTGCGCCCGGCTTGTTCCGGAACAGCCAGTTCCCCAGAATCTGAAATATGTTTATCGTTTTGCTTCACCTCTCACCTGCCGGATCGTCCGCCGCATTGCCGTTCGCACGAAATACCGCATATCATCCATGGCGTGGTCATTTTCTTTCAGTACTGCATCATGGGACTGTTTCTCGTTCCATCGATACAGCCCGAATTCCCGGATCACATCTGCACAACCGCTGCAAAAGTGCAGATAACCGTGCTGCAGCAGCACAGATGTGTCCCGTATCCCGTCAAGCACGCTGTTGTCCGCCTGCTTGACACGCATCCTGCCGTGCCGTCGGATACAGGCGATAAACGACGCTGCCGACGGGTCCACAATGACCGCACGTATCTCGTCAATACATTCTCCCGCCAGCTGTTCCAGTGCTTTGTAGTGTTCCTCATCGGTCCGTGGCGTGCCGTCTCGTCCGCTGTAGTAATACTCCCGCAGCCGTGTGGCGTGTCCGGTCGGATCCAGATACCAAAGTCCTGCACTGGTCGGGTTCAGCGTGCCGTAGTCGCAGGAGATAAAGTAATCCCCGTCCGGCAGCAGCTTGACCGTATCCGGAACGATATGCCGCTGCCTGTCAAACATGGTGTATACAGTGCCTTCTGCGACTACCCACTGCCCCTGAATGTATCTGTCGTAAAACACGCCTGCATACATTCCCTCTGCACGGTGGATCTTTTCGGCGGTCATGATCGGGTTATCCCACATTGTGAAATGCAGGTGCAGCACGTCATTTCTTTCGCCGTTGTCTGCTTTTTGTATCCAGTTCTTGTAAAACCAGTGTTCGGGGCTGTCCGGGTTGCAGTTAAACCACAACCTGGTGCCGTCCACAGACAAGGTACGGGCGATCGCCTGATTCACAAAGCTTTCCGGCATCAGCGCCACTTCGTCGAACAGAACTCCTGCCAGCGTCAGCCCTTGTACAAGCTTGTAAGAGCCTTCGTCTTTTCCGCCAAACACGTAAAAACGATTGCTTTTGCCGCAGCCGGAAACCGTCATCAGGTGGGAATCTCCGCCCACATACGACACATCGTAGTAGTGCGTGATGTCAACCATCTGCATGATCTCCATGATGATGTTTCGCTCCGCAGATTTTACGGTGTTCCCGCAGATCGCAAACCGCTCTCCGTCAAACTGTGACATTGCCCAGTGGATAAAACTGCACGCCATTGCTGCAGTCTTGCCAGAACGGACAGAGCCGTCACAGATCAAGGCGTAAGCCTCCGGACGGTATGCCCAGCGGAACACAGTCTTCTGTTTTCGGGAAAGTTTCTCAAACGTCATCGTTATCCTCCAATGCCTCCAGCAGTTTCGGCAGTTCTGCAGCCGCATCGCCCGCATCTGTCTTGTCCCCCGGACGGAATCCGGCACGGTCGAGAATATCAAAGGCGGCTTTCAGCCTGTCCGCATCTTTCGCCTCTGCGTCCGTCATAATGGCGTACACGGTTGCAACCGCATCCGAAGCGGAAATTGCCAGTTCTTCCTGTACACGGCGGAATACCGCACGTTTTTGCTCCTGCAGATATTCCTGTACTTCGGGATTTTTCAGTATCTCACACGCCTGCACTGCTGCTGATCTCGGACTGTATCCGGCGTTGATCGCCGCCTGGCGCTGGTCTTTGCACCGCAGCTTGATGTATTCTTCCACAAGTCGTTTACGCTGTTCTGTCAGCATCTCACCACCGTCCTCACCTCCGATTTTGGGCATGTAAAAACCGCCGAAGGTCACCCTTGCAGCGGTTCTTGTCAGTATTTGATATTATCATTATAGCACAGGTCGAGGAGTCCATAAAAGTCCAACTTTTATTCCAGCCCCATTTTTTTCAGCGCAGCGTGATGCAGCCGTTTGGAAGTTGTCGACGATATGTACAGACGTTCGTTGACCTGTTCCCATTTCAGACCGTCGATGTATCGCAGCCGCACCAATTCTGCCAGTTTCGGCGGCAGGAATCGCACGGCACGTTCTACTTCTGCGGCTCTCTCTGCCCATGCGGCAGTTGTTTCTTCGTATTCGGCGGAAAGCTGTTCCAGTGCCTCAACGTATCGCTGCTGTCGTGACAGCGGCTCTCCTCTGGTGTGCGGCATATCGCCGTCGTATCGGATGCCGCTGATGCCTGTTGCATCTTCCCGCAGCTCTGCAATGCGCCGCTTGACGGCTGTGCGTGCCAGCGATGCGCTGCGGCATTGTTTTAGGGTTTCTAGGGTCATTGCTGTACCTCCATAACTTCTTCCCAACACTCTCTACAATCAAATTCGCTTTTTTCGCACAGTGTATCTTCCGAATATCTGCCAAACAAACTCCTGCGGCATATAGAACTGCGGTCAACCTTTGGAAACTTGTCCTTCGGGAAATTTTCGTCAAAATAATCCGCATACGTTTTGCAGTCTTTCATTTTTGCACCGCAGTATGCGCAGAATTTGGTCTTATTTTTCTGCCGACAACCGCATTTCGCACAATAAAAATATGCGCCATGCTTGTTCCACTGGCTGTTTTTGTGGTGGTCTGGCGGAGTAACACGACCATTCCACAATATCGCCGCATCATCCATCGTTCTGGCTTTTTGCCCTCTTGATCTGCAGATGTCGCATTCAAAAAAAGTACATATCGTCTGCAAATCTTTCTATAGCTGTTCCGCCACAAAACGGGCAAGGTTTCAATTTGATCTCATTCATGTTCTTCTTCCTCCTTCGCTCGGTTTACGCTCGGTTAACGCTTGGCGTGCGTTAGGCTTACGCTCGGCGTGCGTTAGCGTTTCTTGCACTACTCCTCCTCACACCCGATGCACTCACGCACAATGCCGTATGCCTCGTCGATTTCGATCATGTCATTGCCGAGAACATCATCGCTGGAACTCCAAAATTTCTTCCTGATCTGCTTCAGCTGTTCCTCGGTGACCAGCACGCCGGGCTTGCCACGCAGCGTGTCAAACGCCGTCATGATCCGTGATGCTGTTTTCTTGTCCTCGCCGCAGATGAGATATACCTCGTCCTCAAACTGCTGTCTTGTTTCCTGGTCTATCATTGTCTACTCCTTTCCAACCCCACACAACCG